GTTTTTCTAAATCTCTAAAGAATTCAAATGCGTCTGGATCATAATCTAGCGTATCTAAATCATTGTATTGATATAAATTATGAATTATGTTTCTAATAACATTCTGTCTTGTTACTTGCGCCGGCGGGTTGATCCAAATTGGTATTTGAAAGAACATACTTGCTATGTCAATTTGATCCTCGATACCTGCTGGAATTGCTCTACTAGTCCATTGAATATCAGTTAGTTCGACTGTGGTAATAGTTGTCCAGTCAATAGGGTTATCGTTTTGTTGGATTTCCAGTGCTGGATTGAACAGAACTAATATCTGTTCAAGTAGTTGTAGTTTTTGATCTGTGTTACTTGTCCAAACATCAACCTGCATATTCAAAAGATACGGTACTGGCATAAGTCTGCCTACGTTATATCTGTTGCCGCCTTCGTCTGTATATGCGTTTATTTCCTCATTCCACTTTCTTTCATTTACTTTCACTTTATCAGTAAAGAATGGTTCTTGTACTCTGGCTCTATCTGGTTGTAGACTTTGTACATAACATGCGATAAATGGTGCTGAGTTAACAATGTTCTCAGAGTTACCTTTAAGAATTGTAGCAGCCATACGAGATACATCACCGTAACGTGCTGGGACTTTTATGTAATAGTCACTAGTTCCATCACTTAACTTTTTTCCAGTCTTTACGTTGAAACCACTGAATATACGAATGAACTGAAGAATGTATCTTCTTACTTGTTCATCATAGAAGTGTAACTGTCTTAAGTCTGCCATTATTAATCTACCTTAGGTTTTATTGCTTTTGACAAGTTTATTCTTGAGGTTAATTCTGTTCCATCATCTAGTGTTACTATACCATCATTGTTGATAAATTGATGATGTAGATAGTTACCAACTTGCCATGAACCATCGTCATCTTCAATCTTGTACCATTTGTTATCACGGTATTGGAATAGTCTGTTTGGTGAATAGTCTGTTCTTAAGAAGTAAGCATTATCGTCTGGTGTTTGTGGAAACTGTGTTCCATTCTCAACTGTTGAGAAATCAACATCAGATGGATGTTCAGAATTTTCTACAGCATATACTAAGTTATTTTTTCTATAATCATAATATCTGCCTGGTACATTCTCTTGTGCTTCTTCTACAACTGCTTCATTGATTTGAAGTTCTTTATTATATGTAGAAAGTAAGTTTTTCAAATCATCAGCAGCTTCGCCAGTACCAAAGATATCTGAATACTCCTGTGTATCTTGTAGTTGCTTACAACGAACACGCCAGATATGAGGCCACCAACCTGGATCAAAACCTTCACTTGCTTTTGTTCCCTCTTGTACAACCCAATATTGATTTACTGCTGGAGCATCTTCATCAAGTAATAAATCTTCCCTCATATGAGGAAGCTCAATAACATCACCTGTCATAAGTTTGCGACCAATACGTTCTACCATATCATTTAAATGCATTGTAAAAATAGTTTGGTCTGTGCCAAGAAACATACCAAATTGAGACAAATCAAAATCTTGGTCTGTCACTGTATAAGCACCACGTAATTCATAAACTACAGTATCATAACGTCTATCACGGTTTTCCATAAACAGCAAGTCCTGAATAGGCGGGTTCGCTGGATCATAGTTTTCGTCATTTTCATCTACTGAGCCTATATATTTGTGAACTAACAAGGCAGTACCACCATGCTCATAGTGAGCTTTTACCATCTTATCGATGAATTTGTAGTCATTACCTTTACGTGGGTTCCATAAACTTAATCTTGGCATAATCTTTTTCCTTGACTTATAACTGTATTTATCTTATATTTAGGTAATGAACGGAGCGAATCAATGATATCAATTATTAGCGACGGTGTAATACAACATAGAAAAGTATTAGACAGTTTAACAGTAGCACAATTTAAATTATGGGCAACAAACCCAGAAAGATACCATAGAGGCAATGCCACTGATGGTAAGTATTATGGAGAACATGATGGTGAACGTGAATATGACGTATGGTGGACTACTCAACCACCAAAAGAAATGTGGGTACCAATTGTCTGGAAATTGAGTGAATCTATTGACAGATTTTTTAATGATAGATGGGATATTCATGTTGTAGATTGTATAACAACTCGTCCAAACTCCAGTAAAATTTATGCTCACATTGATACACCGTATCGTTTTGAAGAGTTTGCAGATAGGGATGAAACACTTGGTGTACAGATAATCGTTCCATTGGATAAGTTTACCTTAGAAAATGGTGGAACAGCATTTTTGCGTGGCTCTCATAAAGAAAAGATTAATTTTAGAGATTTAGAAGAAAATAGAGAATATTATAACAACAGATTGATTACAGAGGGCGAACAATTATTAGGTGATCCTGGTGATGTATTGATGTATGATGGTCGTACTTTACACTCTACTATGCCAAATAAATCTACAGAATTTAGAAGTGCGCTATTGATTAATGTATTGAAAGCTGATATAATACCACGTGTTCAGGAACTTGATTCTAATACAGATTTTGTAAAAACTTGACATTTTCGCTATTAAATGTATACTTAATTGTAAATAGCGAAAGAAGGAGTAGTAATGGCAGTGTTAAAGAAAAGAAAAAAAGCAGGTAAACCTAGACTACCAAAGTTTGCTGATGAAAAGTATACAGGTCCAGAACCAGACTGGACTAATGCGGATCGTATGTCTGCTCAACTGTATTACACTGAACGTAATAGAACTACATATTATTACAACTATTATTTTACTCCAAAAGAAGGTAAGCCTTGGGTTATTGATTGGATGAAAAATAATGGGTATTCTAAAGAACATATATCTGCTGTTAGAAATGTACCTGATGCATACATAGAAATGTCACTATGTTCTTATTGTAGAGCATTGACACGTGGCATGCCTGTAAATCATAAAGGTGTGAGCGACTATATCAAAACTCTTGCTGGTGTTAGTAGTAAGGCATTGGTGGATGCTGATGTCTATGTAAAAAATAAACTAGAAACTATTATTGAAATGGGGTTAGCAAAAAAAGAAGAGAAGAAGGAAGCTGAGGAACAAAAGAATGTTTTTCGTCCCAACATTCAACAGTTGCTACGTGAAAAAGCAGTTGAAATGGCAGAAGAGATTGACCAGTTTGTTGAAGACTTTGACTACAAACCAGCAACTCTTAAAAAGTTTGACCCTCTGAAACTTCTTCGTAAAGTAGAAGCCAAAGGAAATCATGCCAAACACATCAAATCATTCTATCAGTCTGTGTTTGAAGAGTATGACGAACTACTCAATCCTCCTAAGCGTATGTCCGACGAAAAGAAAGAAGATTACGAACAACTTAAAGAAGGCTATAATCACTTAAAGAAAGCAGATATCAAAGCAGCACATCAAATGTACCAAAGCATTTTGGATGCTTGTGATATGCTAGTACAAGAAAGTAAAGTAAATCGTACACCACGCAAAAAGAAACCAGTCAGTAAAGAAAAAATAGTTGCTAAAGTAAAGTACTGTCAACAGGATGCGGCTACAAAAAGCGTTTCACAAAAACCAATCGAGGTGCTTGATGCTTCGGCAGTTATGGTATATAATGTAAAAACAAGAAAACTTGGAATATACTATCCCGCTGAATATCAAACTTTAAGTTTTAAAGGTACAACTTTGATTGGATTTGATGAAAAGAAAAGTGTACAAAAAACAATGCGCAAACCAGCAGAACAGGTTTCACATTTTAAAAAGTTAGGTAAACGCTCTATTCAAAAAGAGTTTGACACAGTTAAAAGTGTTGAAACAAAAATGAATGGACGCTTCAATGAGCAAACATTGATATTAAGGATTTTATAGTTTCTGATAAATACTGTATATCGGAGACTACCAATGGCAACAAATAAAGTAAGAAATGACGTAATCAAAGAAATCAGACTGTTACTAGGTGACGGTATGATTGATATTGAACTTGATCCAGAACATTATGACGTAGCACTTGATGTTGCTATATCTAAAGTTCGTCAGCGTTCAGAAAACGCAACTGAAGAAGACTTCTATGCTATGGAATTCAAAGAAGACGTAGCAGAGTATACACTTCCTGATGAAATTATAGAAGTAAAACAGATTTGGCATCGTTCATTCGGACATGGTATTTCTGGTGGTGTTGATATGGATCCATTTGAATTAGCATATGCTAACTCGTACTTCTTTCTAAATAATCATATTGGTGGTATCGCAACATATGATTTCTTTGCTCAATACCGTGAATCATTAAATCGTGTAGCAGCAACAGAAATAAACTTTATTTGGAATCCTGTAACAAAGAAACTAAAACTTCTACGTAAAATGAGAGCAGACGAAACTGTTCTTATCCATGTACATTTAAATCGCAATGAAGATCAACTTATGCAGGACCCATATCTAAAGTCTTGGATTCGTGATTATTCATTAGCATACTGTAAGCGTATGTTAGGTGAAGCACGTGGTAAGTTCTCAGCACTACCTGGCGCACAAGGTGGTGTAACACTTAACGGTGCTGAAATGAAAGCAGAAGCAGACGCAATGATTGAAAAGCTAGAATTTGATCTACAGAACTTCACAGACGGTTCTGCTCCATTAGGATTTATTATAGGATAATGGAATTTGTACTAAAAGTAATTGTTAGTGGATTTCTTGTAGCTACTGTTAGTATGGTTGCCCAACGTAGTGCTACAATGGCTGCTTTGCTTATGGGTATACCTTTTACAGCATTACTAGCAATGTTTTTTATGTGGCATTCTGGAGTAGATGCTGAAACATTCTCTAAATTTTCTTTTGAAACTGTATATTTTGTCTTGACATCCCTCATATTTTTTGTTATATTCGGATTGACGATAGGATACTTGGGTTTCTGGTATTCAATGATACTAGGAGCTGGTGTTACTATCTTTATGTATAACATACTATTGAGGATTTTATGATAATTGGTATATGTGGACTAATAGGTTCTGGTAAAGGAACAGTAGCAGACATACTCGTAGACTATCACAACTTTCAAAAAATTAGTTTTGCTGATAAACTTAAAGACGGTGTAGCACAAGTCTTTGGTTGGGATCGTGCCTTGCTTGAAGGTGATACTGACCGTAGTAGATTGTGGCGTGAAAAAGTAGACGAATATTGGACTAAAGAAACTGGGCGTGAAATAACGCCTAGACTAGTTCTACAAGAGTTTGGTACTGACTGTATGCGTATGGGTTTCTACGACGGTATATGGGTCAGTCTAGTCAAGAAGCATATGCTAGATAATCCTCACGTCAACTATGTAATACCCGATGTTCGCTTTCCTAATGAAATGAAAATGATACGAGAACTTGAAGGAGAAGTTTGGCAAGTTCGTAGAGGAGAAAATCCTGAATGGTTCAGTTCAGCTATACTTGATAATACGACTGGATCAAAACTAATGTCAGGTTATGATGTACACGCCTCAGAATGGAAATGGGTTGATACAAATGATAAATTTGATAATATGTTGTACAATGACTCAACATTAGAAGCACTATATAGTCAAGTTGAACAAACATTGTCTATGTAGTTAATTCAAAACTGCTGTTTTTTCTGTTTTTTGCATAAATACTACTAATAAAAAGAAAATGTTTTTATAATAAGGAGAAACAGAATGGCGACATTAGTATCCCCAGGCGTATCGGTAATTGTCACTGATGAATCACAGTATGTATCAGCGTCACAAGGTACCCTACCGCTAGTTGTAGTAGCAACAGCGTCAAATAAAACAGATGCCTCAGGATCAGCAATAGCACCAGGTACAAAACCTGAAAACGCAGGAGTTGCTTATCTTGTTTCTTCACAGCGTGAACTAGTTGAAACTTTCGGAGAACCGAAGTTTTATGAAGTAGGTGGTTCGGTTGTGCAAGGGGCAGAGACAAGTGAATATGGTCTTCTAGCAGCATATCAATATCTAGGTGTTTCAAACAACGCTTATGTTATTCGTGCAGATATTGACTTATCACAATTAGAAGCATCTACAGAAGAGCCAGGTGGCGTCCTGGTTGACGGTACATACTGGCATGAGACAAGCGAAACAAAATTTGGTATGTTTGAATTTGATGGTAACGATTGGGTTGCTGTAACACCAGACGTTTTAGTTGACGCACCTGGCACAGGTCTAGTCGAATCTATGAACAGTTCAGGTTACGCAGCACCAGTTAACACGTATGGTTCAACAGGTGATTTCGCAGTAGTAACATCAACCGCAAAAGTTACATATTGGAAAAAAGTAGGAACATCTTGGGTTCTACTAGGTGACACTGGCGCATCGAACTTCCAGTTCAGTACATTTGCTCCAGGATCAGCATCCGCAGGTGATGTATATGTAAGATTGGCAAAACAAGGTGGTGGTTTAGATGTTAAACTATCAACATATAATGCTGTAGCAGGTGCATTCCAAGTGGTACAAGTTCCAGTTTACACAACAGACGATGAAGCAAGTAATGCGTCATTGGATAAAGTTGGGGACGTTTACCTAAGAAGAAATGCTTCTCTGGGTGTTATCGAACTACGTAGACACACAGGTGCTACAACAGTAGAATTAACAAGTGAAGTTGCTATCGCAGACACGACAAGCATCACATCAGTATTTTCTGTTAGTGGACATTCTTTAGCAGCAACATTTAACTTTTCAACGGCTACATTAGATTCTGTAATCGTTTCAATGCAGTCAAACGCAGCATTGAACGCAGCTAACGTGAAAGTTGAAAAAGTTGGTACAAACAAAATCAGATTTACACGAACAGACGGCAAATCAATCAGTGTTAATTTCACATCTGGTGCGGCAGACTTAGGATTTACATCATCTAATAGTCAATATGTATCAGCGTGGGAAGAACTATCATATGAGGCGGGCTCATCAGAACCAAAAGGTGAAGTAGCAGAAGGCACACTATGGTATAATGCTGATTTAGCAATGGAAATCATGCGCTGTGAATATGATGGCGTTGAACAAAAATGGGTATCATACGCATGGTCAGAAGACACAGATGGTCTATATGCTAATGAACTACAACTACGTTCAGCAAAACCAACATATCGTAAAAATGGCACATCATCATTAGTAGTTGGTGATATCTGGGTAGACTCAGATGCGATGCCATACCCAACAATTCATCGTTGGAACGGTGCTGAGTGGATCAAACTAGATAACGCAGACCAATCATCAACAAACGGTGTAGTATTTGGTAACTATTCAAATACAGCTCCATATGATGAATTCGGTAACGCACTATCACGCACAGAACACGAAAATACACCAAACGCAGAACTACACCCAGAAAATATCTTAATGGTAAATATGGACTATTCAACATATAACGTAAAACGTTATACAGATGGTGCTTGGGAATGGGTATCAGGTACAGAGTTGGACGGTGCCGGTAAGTTCGGTCCAAACGCACAACGTCATATGGTTGTAGAAGCAATGCAGGGTGCACTAGCATCTAACGAAGGAATTCGTGCTGAAGCAGTATTCTTCAATCTAATCGCAGCTCCAGGTTATCCTGAAATGATGGATGAAATGCTAGGACTAAACAAAGACAAAAAAGAAATTGCATTTGTCGTTGGTGATACACCACTAAGACTAGAAGGTACAACCACAGCAATCAAAGCATGGGCAGACGATAATACAGTTGCAGATGCTTATGCGGGTGTTTATTACCCACATGGTCTATCAACAGACTTATCAGGTAACGATGTTGTTATGCCAGCGTCATCAATTGCTCTACGCACAATCGCATTCTCAGACCAAGTATCATTCCCATGGTTTGCACCAGCGGGTCTGACACGTGGTGTTGTTTCAAACGCATCACAAGTTGGTTATGTAAATGACGAAGATGAATTTGTAAGAGTTAGACTAACAGAAGGTCAGCGTGATATTATGTATATGAACCGTATGAACCCAATCGCAGATATGCCTGGCACGGGCTTAGTAGTATTTGGTCAGAAAACAATGCAGTCATTTGCTTCAGCAATGGATCGTATCAACGTAGCAAGACTAGTAAACTACATGCGCTACAATCTGGATCAACTATCACGTGGTTTCTTATTCGAACAGAATGACAAAATCACACGTGACAACATCCGTGACGCAGTAGAGCGTTTCTGTGGTGGTCTAGTTTCAGAACGTGGTCTATATGACTTCTTGGTAGTTTGTGATGAATCAAACAACACACCAGCACGTATCGACAGAAACGAACTATGGGTAGATATCGCAATTCAGCCAGTTAAATCAGTTGAATTTATCTACATCCCACTACGTATTCGTAACACAGGAGAAGAACTATAATTTAGTTCAAAGACAATTAAACACAAGAAACCCCGCAAAAGCGGGGTTTTTTATTAACTACAACTTTAATTGATAACACACCTGATAAATACTTGTATAATTACAATAGTTTGCAAACTATATATTAGGAGACATAATTATGGCAAGAACATTAAGTAACTTTGGTGTACCATTAGACAGTGGTGATGCAGTAACCGGCTCAGGTATTCTTCAGCCAAAACTTAACTATCGTTTCCGTGTTCAAGTAGCAGGATTCGGTGGGCTATCAACACCAACACAAGAATTTACAAGACAAGTTATGAATGTAACTCGTCCGAAAGTAACACACGAAACAATCCCAGTAGACTCATATAATTCACGTATGTTTATGATGGGTAAACACACATGGGAACCAATCACAATCACACTACGTGATGATGTTGCTAACTCATTAACAAAACTAGTAGGTCGTCAAGTACAATCACAGTTAGATCACAAAAATCAAACAGGTCCTCTATCAGGAACAAACTACAAGTTCTCTACACTTATCGAAACACTAAACGGTAACACAGGTGACCCAATTGAACAGTGGCAATTAGAAGGCTGTTTTGTACAAAACGTTGACTATTCACAATCAGACTATGCAGTTTCAGATCCAGTAACAATCGCACTAACATTACAGTACGATAACGCAATCTTTACTGATGATGATATCATGCCAGGTCAAACATTCACTAACGATTCTGGTCTATTAGGATAATAGTTAGGATCTAGTTAATGGCTTCCAAAGTTAACAGAGAGCGCAAACCTGGTACAATTTTAGCTGACAGTAATCAGGCAAGGTATAAAGCCGGATTTGGAACCTATGGTTTCAATTCAGATGGTACAAGACCTGCTGTTACCAAAGCAGCTAAAATGTCAGACATGTGGTTTATTGAATTCACTAAACCAGGTGATAATAAAGCAAACGTATCAGAATTTGCCAAAGCTGTTTCGCCAATTAATGTTACATCTGAAACTGTAAGTGTTGACAAATACGGTAAAAGAGTACACATTCCAACATATGTGAACTTCAGTGAAGTCACAATACAGTTTTATGACAAAGTAGACGGCAGCGGTTTTACATTTGCGGGAGAAATATATAAAAATTTCTTTTCAAATGCAGAACTGTCTGCTGATGCTGATAATATTAGGGCGACAATAACACAAATAAACTCTGGAAGAAAATTTCCATCTAATTCAGAAGAAAGTGGGTTTTATAGAAGTTTTGAGAAAGTATCAGTATATCATTTCTTTGGTAATTTAGATGCTGGTGGGCAAGGAACTGTACAAAAAATAGATTTAGTGAATCCACTAGTTACAAACATTAGTTTTAGTGGAAGTGATTACAGTGATAGTAGTCTAAGAACAATTGATATTTCCCTACAACCAGAAAATGTTATATTTGGTACACCTACTGAAAATCCTGCTGTTCCGGAATGGATGAGTCAGGGTCTTGAATATATTATACAAGATTTAAATACGGACAACAGTCAATTTGTTACAGAAAAATTAAGGGAAACTTTGAACTTAAAGTTTGACAATCAATTACAGGGATTAGTTAATAAAAATGTAACAGATATAACTGGTGCTATTGATAATGACAATACAGCAAAGCAACAGCTACAGGAACTTAAAAAGTTAAGTAGCAGATTGAAATATTTAGAAAGTGATTCTGCTTCTACACCTGGTGAGAGACAAGAAGCATTAGAAGCGTTTTTAGAACAAAGACGAAACACTATGCCAATGAAAGCAGAGGCTCTTACTAACTTTAAAAGAAGTGATACGAGTAATACACCATATAGTAGTGATATATTATACCCAAATGTTGCTGATTTCCCAACAGCTAGAACACAAGCTGGTGGAACAGATAGATTTACATCAATAGACTTAGCAAATCTAGTAACAAATGAACTTATAACATCATTCTTAAATGGTAGAAGTATAAACATGGATAACATTACAAACGGTGTTGCTCGTGGTATACTAGGAAACACAGGTATAGGTACTCTAACAAACTTAGGTAGAACATCACAAAGTAAATTCGGTGTAGCAGGTGACTATGTTAGAGATAGTCTTATACGTTCTACGAGACTTGGTGTTCCAGCAGAGGGTTTAAAAACAACTACTATATCTAGTAGACCGGTTTCGCAACCAACTTCATCTACTCCTGACTTTGGAGATAAGGATTTAGATAAAGCAGGGTTACAGTTCAATCAAACATCACGTACTAATACACAAAATAATATACAAAACTTAAAAAACTTGACGAGGGGCATTAGATGAACATTGATATTTTAACAGCACAGCTTGTTAGAAAAGGCTTCTCACAAGAACGTGCTAAAGTTTTCGCTAATGAGATACTTACTATTGCAAGAGATTACGGTATTAATCCTTCAAATCTCATTGACCACGTTTCAGAAGATTTCAAACTAAATGATTTGGGATCGTTCATTATTAATAATGCTCTGCGTTTCGGTTATGTTACAGGAAAAATGCAAACTAGAGAACCGAATAAATATGTCGCAAGAGCAATTATTAAATGAAAAAATTTCATCAAGGTAAATACGAAATAAAAAATCCAAAAAAGTACGCAGGCGGCGGTTCCCCTACTTTTAGAAGTAGCTG